CAATGCAAGTGTCGCTGTTCCACCCGAAGGCACATAATAATCTGTTGCTGTCGCTGAAGGATTTCCTCCAATCAGAACATGGGCAGCACTATTAACAGCAACTACTCTTAGAACACTGGATTGAACTGAAAATGATGATGATGTGGTAGCAGTTCCTGCGCTAAATGTAAACGAGGCGCCAGCACCAACTGGTCTATGAGACATTATTCTAACAATACACTTTTAGTTATTTATTATTTTTTAAATTACCTCTGTTCAATCCAGTTCAATACTGCAAGTGCTTTTTTGTTGGTGTTTGGAGATGCACAAACAAGTGTATAAGTGTCACTAATTGTTCCAATGCCACTTCTACCTAACTGAAGTGCCGCTTTAATATCAAGATCAACTAACGCACCACTACCATTAATTACAAAACCACTCAAAAGATCACTTCCCCCAGATACTGCAGTTTGAGTGATATTATACTGCATAAAGGAGTTTGGATCGGGATGATTTACCCAAGTTCCTCCAGTCAGTGTTGCATTTTGTAGAAGTTGCCAATAAACATTTGTATTGTCATCAGTTGCTGCCTGTAATGATCTCAAGAGCATTACACCAGTTAGATTATTGGATTTCAAACGAATGCTTATAATTGGATAATATGTATTTGCAGATGCCATCGTTGTCCCTGTGATGGGATTTGATATGCTCAAAAGAGTTCCAAGTTTTTCTGGTTCTCCTTCCTGAATAAGAGAATTAGAACCTTGATAAAGGTAGTGAGTTCCTGCAACACCAGTTACATTCTCAATCTCAAGACGAATGGGAAGGAATGGAGTAGAACACCAAACTCTATCTTGAATATTTGAGTTATCAAAAGTATGACTTTTAATGGTTTCACCTTTCATTAACCATTCAAAATTTACCGTTCCAGCACCATACCACTCATAACTTATAGAAATCATCTGTTGTTTTGTTGGGTCTGCGACTACACCAGTCCAACCATTACCATCAAACTTTTCACCATTCCAATCATCTCTACCAACTCTTATTTCTGTAGTAATACCAGATGTGCTTGTGCGAATCACATAAGAATATGTTCCTCCATCATCCTCAAAATAAGCACCATTATATTCATCAAACAATCCAAATCTTCTACGAATACCTACCTTTGGTTGTTCTAAACGAATTGCAAATGCGAGTGTTGCTGGTCTACCAGGAATGTATCTCATCACATTCTTGGTCTGTCTGATGATTTTACTTCCTGCAGTGGAACCCACTTGCATGATTACATTACTAGCAGAAACATTATGAGTTGCAGTTCCAACTCCAACGATCCTCTCATCCCAAACATCAGTTTCTTTACCATACTGGAAGGTATTAAAGAAAACTGTTTGGAACGGAGCAACTTTTAATCTGTTGTTATTAGAAAACTGAGGTCTCCAATCTGTTTGGTTACCCCAGTGATCTGCGATATTAAAAGTTTCAAAAAGACTTCTTTCTTGATTTAGAAAGTCTTGTGTATTCTTATTCCACTGAGCCATTATTCACCCCAAGATAATCTTTCTGGTTGATATCTTTGTGCGTTTTTAACTTTTACGGAACTGGTTGAGTTTGGGTAAATGTTATGAACGATTGCACCTGGATATTCATCTTGCAGTTGTTCTGCAAGTTCATTCTTACTTATCATCTTACCCTCAACTTCCATACGATAAATCTTACCCTGCCAAACTACATCAGCAAGAAAAGATTCTTTGACTGGTTCTGATTCAGTTTCAGAACCATTGATATAGAGATTTCCGTTGAAATCTCCAGCAATGTTGATACTCTCTGATAAAAATTGTTTAAAGGATTTCATTAGCAGTTCCAAGCACGGAGGGACTTATTGATTCTGGAATCAGGATCGTTCGCAGTCTTCTTACTAGTTAGTTTAGCTTTCATACCAGACATTCTTGAGCAAAAGGATGCCCTCCTGGGATTACCAACTTTCTTAGAAGGTGCCTTCAAATCAGAACCAGGATTCTCGCGTTCGTAGGACTTACGGCCTTTTTCGTTTAATCCGCCAGCCTCAGACTTTCCCTCTTTCTTTGTCCATGCAGCACCTTCAGTTTTCAGTTGTTTTTCCAACTTTGTCTGAAATAAAGGTTCTTCTTCACCAGAAGGTGTAGATTGATTTGATGCTGGGGGAGTTGTAAACATATTTTGCATTTTTTCACCGGCTTTTTGGCCAATAAGTTGTGCGGCCTTTGCTCTTAAAGTTCCTTGTGCTGCAGAACCAGCAAGTCTACTTGTCACACCTCTTGTAACCGCTGGTGCAGCAACTCTAGCAACCGCAGCAAGAAGTGGAGCAATCTCTTGAATGTTATCAGTTTCTTCAGAAGCAACCATTACAATAGGGTTTCTAGCTCCCATTGCCCTGGCTTTTGTTTTCAGAAGATTAACTTTAGTTGGAAGATCTCTCATATCCTTTTTAGGGGTTTCTTCCTTCTCTTTTTCATCACAACCACAACCCTCACTCATGTTTGGATTGATTTCAATTTTGTTCTTCTTTTTAGAAACATCAATTACTTTTTGTTTCTCATTTTGCACTGATTGATCATCAACTTCAAAAATGAATTCCTCTCTCCAATTAGAGAATTCCTCTTTACTCATTTCCTGTCTAATTTTTTCATGTCTTTCAGCTCTTTTTTGTTCTTGTTTCTTTTCGTTTCTTTCTTTCATTTTTGCAGCAACAATTCCCTTACCAGCTTTAAGTATTCCACCAGCAACAGAACCAACATTACTTAATGCTTGATCTGCGGCTTTTGATGCACTTTCCTTATCACTAGTATATCCAGTTTTGATACTTCCAAGTCCCTGTTTTACTGCAGACTTAATCTCTTTTTTAGTTTGTTGTTTTCTACCCTCTTCTTTATCACTTTGAGTCTGAGCGGCTTTAATCCTCTTTTCTTTCATAGAGGCTTCTAATTTTGATTGTTTTTCTTTTGATTTCTCCTCTTTTTCAGATCTTTTTTGAGCACTTTTTTCAGCTCTTCTTTCTCTCTCATATTGTTGTCTTTCACGTTGTCTCTTAGTTTTTTCTTGTTCAGCTTTCAGTCTTGCCGCACCAGCAACAGCAGCACGTCTAGTTAAAGCGGAAGGATCTGATTTACCCCTTTTAACTTGTTTTTTGGCTTCTTCCTTCCTTTCTTTTTCAGACTTTTTGGAAGAAGATTTAGACTTTTTTTCGCCGTCATCCTCTCCACGAATATCCGCAAGAAGATCATCTAGTTTTCCCTCAGACAATGGAGAAAACTCGGAAATAATTTTTTGAACTAAAGATACTTCTTCTTTAGTTTCCACTTTTTTTTCAGGAAGACCTTCATGTTTGGTCTTCGCAAAATCTCTTGCAGCCTTTTTACTCATCCCTTCTGCAGCCTTTGCAACCTCAGGAGATGCAGGAGTTCCACCCTTCTTTGCAGCATAAACCATACCCATGAATCTCTGTTGTGCTCTACTCAGAGCCTTCTCTTCAATGTATTCTTCTTTAGTAAGTTCTCCAACTGCCTTTGCTTTACGAATCTTCTTAGGATTCTTCAACTTACCACCAGGATACATTTGTTCTTCATCATCATGATCATAATCAGGATCTACATTTGCACGATGTCTTGATGCTCTCTCTGGAGATGCCTTATCATCATGAATACCTACTCTGCGAAGAGGTGAAGTCTTTTCTGATTCTCTCTTATCCTTTTGCTTCTGACGACTTCTTTGTTGCTTGAAGTCTTTCATGGTCATACCTTCTTCAATCTCAACTTCCTCTTTGGTTACAAGTCCAATAGGATTTTTATTTTTCTTTGTGGCCTTATCATATAACTTAATAGAACCCACTTCCTTATCTGCATAATTTTTTGCTTCAGCTCCTGTATGTGGAGTCGTACTTAATTTTACTTTTTTCTTTTCACCTGGTTTGGTTTTTCTCCATTCCGTATCTGATTTTTTTTCTTCAGCTCTTTCTCTTGCAGCAGCCTTCGCCATCTCACGACGATACTCTTTGTCTTCTTCTACAAATTCACCGTCTGGTTCATAAGATTGACGAAGTTGTTTCATTGCATTATTCAATGCATTATTTCTCCTCTGCATCCCGTATGCTGCATTACCAATACCAGTTCCTGGTTTTACTTTTTGACCTTTATTAGCAGCATCAACACCAGACTTTGCGGCATCTTGAGCTCTCTTAATTGCAGAAGCACCAGCAATAGCTCCTCCAAGAGCAAGACCTCCAGCAACTAGTGGAGCGATTTCATCAATCTGCTCTGTTTCTTCCTTCATCTTCTCGCGTTTTGCCTTTGCTTTTGCGAGAGTTCTTTCTCTTGCGGCTTCCTGTTCAGACTTGGGAATATTAAACATATTTCTATCAGTCTTTAATCTCTCTTGTGGAGGGATAACTTTAGA